CCTTCATATCGTCATGGGACAGATAAGTGTACCCGCTGTCGTTTTTGGAATCAAAAGCATTATACTGCATCGAATTATCCTCCATATCGGAATGTTTAATATTTTCATCTTCGGAATCGTCTTCGTCATCAGAGTCATCCTTGTCACTGTCATCCTTTGCTTCCTCGAGGGCCTGCTTTCTGACCTCAGCAATCAGAACGGAGACAGCTTTTTTCTGCTCGGGGCTAAGATCATCGAGCACTTCGCCGACGGTCTTATCGTCTTTAGTTTCGTTAGCCATTTCTTCCTCCACTTTTTCATCCGATTCGTCGTCGGCTTTTTTAGTCTCGGGCTCAGACTTGTCCTGCTTGTCATCACTATGAGAAAGCGTAAATTCCTCACCCATGTACATGTAGGCTTCCTCAACGTTCTCTTCGATATCGTCGCCATGCCGAATGTACGGGTAATCGATACAGGCTTTCTTATTAGCTCCAGCCAGAACCAGACTGACCTCTTTTATGTCGCCATGCATGACCGTCCCATTCTGCTGCTGGAGCTTATTTGCCCAAATAGACAGAGAGGTCAGGTCACCATGATCAACAGCGCTTTTTGCGTCCTGCCCGCCAGGTGTATCGTTGAAATAACCATAAAAATAAACGCCCTCGGGACGATCCTCTAAGAATCCATGCCCAAGGACGGCTTCAACGCTATCATGCTGATGAGCCCAAACTAAGGGAACTTTCTGGCCATTCTGGTGAGAAAATGCTCCCTTATGAATCGTGCGACCATCGGCGCAAAGAACATCATTCCTCGTTGCCCAGCCGCAAAAGTCATAGCCTTCGTAATTTGCCATGATGCTGCTATTCCTCCTCAAGCTCCCAATGGAGCTCATTTTGATTCATGTTCTATCCCCTATTCCGAATTAGTTGCATCAGACTCACTCGTTTCACTGGAAGCTGTTTTTCCATGCATCGCTTCCAACTGATCCGCACTCTGGTTGATGTTCTTATTGCGCAAGTCATCAGCACCTGCCTGATCTGAGGGTTTAAGACCGCACTTCACACGGAACTCATTGGAGCTCATGATTTCATTGCGAGTAAACTTGTCAGCCATATCTGCAATCTTGCTTACCGGAATAAGACGGAACGGGTCCTTAAAGAACATGATAGATTCTCCGGCTTTCCGACGATCTCTCGGGATCCACTTCCTGTACATTTCGTCAACCGGAGCTGAAACAACCGGCTCGATGATACCGCTGATATAATTCTGCTGGGTTTGTTCATCGGCAGAATTGTTCAGAATCTCGGGACTGATACCAAGCTGATCCATAAGCTCTTTCGTCAGCTTTTCTATCTGTGGAATAAGATTGTTATCAAGTGATCGATTGAGCTGAATGACATGTTCAGCAGCGTCGATGTAGGCAACACCATATTTGGAGTTTGCAAGCTGTACTTCAATCTCATTCTTTCGTTGTGCCGCGCGTTCTCTCTGAGTCTCTGCACGTGTCGAATACGGAAGCTGAATGATCAGATCAAGCTTACCGGAAGCCGTCTTTTCATCGAGTGCATCCAACATTGCCAGCTTTTTTCTCAGTCTCTGCATCAGCGAGTTTGGAGCGTTCATGATGTCATAAAACGGATTTTGAACGATTGCGCAGATACTTTTTGACTGGCATATTTGCTCTTTCTGCCCAGTTTCCTCGTTGTAGACTTCCACGACCACGTGCTTTGGATGCCAGCTTACAATTCTTCCGGTACGAATAAAGTAAACATCCTTGACAGTGCGATCCTCATTTAATTCGGCGGCGATCGGGCAAAGCGCAATATAGCCTTCTTCTAAAAGCGAGGCATACATATCTTGTCTGAAAGCGCGAGCCGTTTGATCCAGGTTCGCTTCAACGGTCAGCACATCATTCAATGAGCTATCAATGTCGTCTTTATATCGTTTCTTATCATCGAGTTGCACATGCTTGATCTCAATAGAAGCAGCGTCAACAGCAATACGATTCAACAAAGGGGCAATGATAGATCTCTGCGAGTTATAGTTCAGTCGGCGGGAATCTGGCCGGGAAGAACTTGAAGATCCATAATAAAAAACGGACCCCGTTTCAGTGGGATCCTTATTTCGAAAGGCATTCCAGGCCTTTGCGATTCTGTCAGTAAGAGAAGGCATTAACTTCGCCTCACCTCTTTCTTCAGTCGAATTCTTCTTTATTAAGTTTATAGGCGATATACGCGTCCATCATTGCAGCCACGTTATCGATTTTCTGATCTCTTCTATCTTTTGATAGCTTTCTGTTGCCATTTGTGTCTTGTCGTGCCACACAGTTGCCCATACAGAATTTCATGATCTCTTCGTCAAAGATCAGCATCGCCTGCTCGGCGAGCAATTTTAATTCTCCAAGAGGCACCGATTCTGTCTTGACGCCCTGAATAACTTTCACGATTCCAAATTCACCGTTTTCAACAGCCCATCTCTCAACAAAAGCTTTAGCGTTGTACGGGTCGTATCCGAAGCATCTAACGTCATATCCGCTTCTGTCGATGAAATCGCTTAGGTTATCATAGACGTCCATCATGTTAAGAACTGAACCTTCAAGCACGATCAGAGTTCCTTCATTCATAAACTCGTCGTACTTCTGCCTCATAGCGGAAGGAAGCTTCATCAGAGTTCTATCGGTAATGTAGCTTCTGACTTTTACACCGAAAGTACCATCTGGCAGAGGGAAAAGAAACGTGAACGCACAAAAGTCGTCGCCTTGTGAAAGGTCGGCGCCAAGAGAACAGGCCATTTGCCAGTAATCTCTTTTCCTGTGAAGTTCTGTCTCTTCGTATGTGAAGAAATACGTGTAACCCTCTTTAGGTATCCCAAATCTCTTTGCCAAAATATCATTCCTGGCTGACGGCGAGTGTTCTGCCCTTTCAACCTCTTCCTGATACGTGTCATATGTTACAGTACGGCCTAGATTCGGGTTGGCTTTAACCCACATTCTAGGGTCATTTATCTCCGATAAG